GCACGAACATTTGCGAGAGCCGTTTCATCACGAAAACCTCCAGAGTGAAGAGTCCTCCAAACGGGGAAGCATACCCCCGCGCGACCGCTGGCGGCGGGTTGTTGTGATGTGGTTAGAACAAGCATCGACTTTTGCCGATGGACACTTCAGAAGAACCTAGGCCGACTTGCGGCCCTTGCGGGGGCGGCCCGTGGTCGGGAGTTGCATCGCCTTTTTTTCGACCTGGTCTTTCTCGTAGACCAGGGCGCGACCGTGAATGTGATCACACCACAATTCCCCGGCCAGGGCGAGCTGGCGGATCCTGCCCATCGTGCAGCCGAAGATCGAGGCCGCCTCGCGGGTGCCGATGTAAACCTTCCCTGGCTTTGGCTTGAATGGCATCTTCATGGCCTCCGACGGTACTCACGATCCTTCGTGAATCAACACGGCCCGGCTGGCCTTCGCCGTCCGGGCCGCGTAGCGTTCATTGGCCGCCGGTTGTGATCCCATCGGGATCGGAACCTTTGGCAGTGGCGGGGGTAGGAACGAACGTTCCGAACCAACGGTGCCGCGGCCAACCGGAACAGCCGGAAAAACCGGATTCCGGCCCAAGGAGGGACGACATCGCACGGAAGCGTGACCTATTCCCCTAGTTGGAGGTACACGCCATGACACTCAACGCTTTTCTCGAAACGATCTACGTTCCCCTGCGGCTCCGCGGCCGCTCCCGCGAAAGTGTCCGCCTGTTGCGGCACGCGATCACCCAGTTCAGCCGGTGGCTCGGTCGTCCCGCCCTGCTCGACGACCTCGACGACCTGGTCGTCTCCCAGTGGCTGACGAAACGGGCCGAGAAACTCTCCCCGAACTCGGTCGCTCGGGAACGGTCCGGGATCCTGGCCCTGTGGAACTTTGCCCAGGCCCGCGGGCTCGTCCGCCTGCGGCCGGCTGTCGCCCCTGAACTGATTCCCGAGCGAGTCCCGCGAGCGTTCACGACCGACGAACTCGCTCGCCTTGCAGACGCCGCAAGGCAGGCCAGCGGCTGGATCGGGCCAGTGCCGGCCTCGATCTGGTTCCCGGCCTTGATCGCCGTCGGCCTGGAGACAGGCGAGCGGATCAACGCAATCCTGCAGACGCCGCGGCATTGTTGGAACAGGCCCACGCTGACCGTCCCGGCTGCCGTCCGCAAGGGCCGCAGGCAGGAGCGCGTCTACGAACTGTCGCCCGAGGCCTGCAACCTCGTCGACCAAGTCGTGGCCCATGCTGGCCCGACCGTGTTCTGGTGGGTCGCCAGTGGAAACGCCCTCCGCAAACGCTGGAAGACGATCACCCGACGGGCAGGCGTCGGGGACGGACGCGAGGTCCAGTTCCATGCCCTGCGGCGGTCCACGGCCTCCCACTTGGCGGCCGCAGGGTTCGACGCGACAGCCTTCCTTGGACACTCCAGCGACAGGATCACGCGTCGGAGTTACCTGGACCCGAGAGTAGTGGACGCCAGCCGGCCGAAGGCCTGGCAGGCCATGCCGCGAATCTTCAAGCCTGACGATCAGGAGCCGCCGGCGCGGACCGCTTGATCTGTAGTACCCCCGGATGTTGCGAACGGGCGAATCCGGCGACGCATGATCGGAACAACCGGCGCCGCCGGCTGATCACCGCGCCCGATGCTCGACCTGATGCTGGCGGAGCAGCTCGCGGGGGACCGCCTTCCTGACCGCCTCCGCGAACAGGGCCACATGGTCCGCCGTCACGCCGCGCGGCTGCCGGCAGCACGCCGCCACACCCGCGAGCGTGGCCGCTTGCTGGACCAGCACGGGGGCGAGATCGTACTCGAGGTCCGCCCGCACGGGCTGACCGTCGACAACGTCGAGGACGCGGCCCTGGGTGTGGTAGTTCGCGACCTCGATCGCCGTCCCCGTGCCGATGCCCCGCAGGGGCACGAGGGCCGGGGCGTGGGCCTGGAGCCGGGCCTGCCCGCAAATGAAGACGTAGGCCATGTCGATGCCCGTCGCCTCGCGGAACTGGCGGAGGCTGCGGCCGGTGCCGTGGAGATCCACGAACAGGCTGCCACGAGCCTCCCGGCGGGCGTACTGGACGAACTCCGCGCTCGGCTGCCGCAGGCAGTCTCGGCTCGCCCAGAACGTCTCCGACGGGATCTCGGGGTATAGGCAGTCCCATGCCTGCCGCAGGAGCAGCGAATCGCGGCTCACGAACAGCACGCGATCGGGCCTGGCGATCTCGACGTACTCGCGGAGCAGGGCGGCCGCCGCCAGCACGAACGGCACGTTCGCCCGGGCGGAGGCCTCCCACCATGCGGCCTCGGGCGAGTCCGGGGCGTGCGGATTCTGGAGCCGGGCCGCGCGGGCCGCCCCCGCGATCTCCCACAGGCCGGCCGCGTCGAGGGTCTTCTCCAGCGGCGTCGCCCCGCCCCCGGCGTAGCGGACCGCCGGCACGCCGGCCGACTTGGCCTGGGCCACGTCGCTCCGTGGGTTGTCGCCGACGTGCTGGACGATGTCGCAGGCGGCAGGCGACCGCCAGTAGGTGCCCGTCCACTTGGCATCCCACGCGGCGACGATCTCGACCGTCGGCGGGAGGCCGATCGTATGCGCGAGCGTGCGGATCTGCTCGGCGTCGAAGTAGGTGTCGGTGATGATCCGATCGTGCGGCCCGACCCGGCCGCAGTTCTCGCGGATCGGGAACACGCCGGCGAGCTCGGCCTGCCACTCGTCGCGCTGGAGCTGGGCCACGCGATCGGCCGACCAGCCGGTCATCCGCTTGAGCGTGGCGAAGATCCCGTTCCACGTCTTGTCGCTCGCGACCTCCGCGGCTTGGCGGATCCGGCGATACTCGGGCCCGCCGACCAGGTCGAACACCCGCCACGGCTCCGGGCCCGTGGCCCGGCCGGCGAGCGTGTCCCAGAAGTCCCAGGATTTCACCATGTGCGGGCCTTGTGGGTTCGCGTGGTGATGTCGGATCGGCCCTCGGCCTGGCCGCACAGCCACGGCCGGACGGCGTAGACGTTCACGCCGCGGGCTCGGTGCAGCTCGCCGAACCGGTGGTCGACGTGATGCCGGCACTTCCAGTCAGGCGCGCCGACCCAGTCGCGGAGCTTCTCCAGGGCCGGCCGGCCGAAGACGCCGTAGGCGTGGGTGCGGTTGACGTTCCTCCCGCTGACGATGTCGGCCCGGCCGGGCACCGGCGCCGGCGTGGCGAGATGCTGGCCGCCGAGGTAGAGCTGCTCGCAGTCAGCCGGCACGCCGAGGGCCGCGAGCCGGGCGGCGAAATCGGGGACGAACGTCACGTCGTCCTCGAGCACCAGGAGCCGCTCGACGCCCACGGCGGAGGCCCACTCCAGGACCCGGTGATGCGAGCGGGCACAGCCCCACGCCCCGGGCACGGTCTGCCACCATGCCGGCGGACGATCCTCCAGGCCGTCCACGGCCTCGACGACCGCTGGCCTGGGCAGCGGCCAGTCGGCCGGCAGGCGGCCCCAGAAGGCCTCCAGCCGGTCGGGCCTGCGGGCGAGCGAGATCACGACGACGGCGTCGAACATTCGTCGGCCTCGACCTCGGCGAGACAGGCCGCGTAGCCGGCGAGGTCGACCGGCGTGTCGGCACTCTTCGCCGCGCCCTGATGGCGGGCGAGCTTGTCGAGAATCATGATCTGAGCCCAGTCGGCCACGGTCAGCGGCTCGCGGAGCTTGTGGCCGAAGATCGCGTTCACGGCCGCGACCGTCTTCGCGAAGTGTTCTCCGGGCGGGCCGTAGGTCGTGCGGCGTTGACGGATGGTGCGGGCCGCGATGTCGAGAAGGTTCTCGGCGGGCGTGGGCATGCGGGTTTTCTCCTGGAGATGGCGGACCATGTTGATCGTGTGGACGAGCAGGGCCGCGAGCGACCCGCTCGTTCCGGTCCACGCCCCCGAGAACCGGCGGGCCTGACGCTCCGCTTCGTCGAGCTGCTCGGCGTCGAGCCAGACATCGGGCTGGCTCACGACGACCTCACCTTTCCGTTCGCGATTCGGAAATTAGAGACGTCGAACTGCCCGTCCGCCTGGACGCGCACGCTCGCGAAACCGTGGTTGTATTTGTTCAGCCTCGCGTATTCCGGACGGAGGTCGGCCAGGCAGCCCGTCGACCAACAGAAGACCTCGCGGCCGAACATGTCGGGCTCGCAGTGGGCACTCGTGCGGTGGCCGTGCCCTTCGAGGACGGTGTGGTGCAGCCGCAGGAACGCCCCGCGGGCCTGGTTCACAGGCGCGCTGATGCCCTTGCCCTTCTCGTGGCCGTGGAGGATCGGCAGCTCGCCGGCCATGATCGGCCGCTGGTCCTCGACGAACTCGATCCCGTGGTCGGCCATGTCGAGCCACTGGTCGAGGCCCATCCGCGGCTCGTCGGAGATCTCGGGGGCGTGCTGCCAGAGCCAGTGGGCATATCGCTCCTCGTGGTTCCCGGCCTTGAACACGATCGGGATGTTTGGGAACTGGCCGCGGATCCACGCCAGCATGTCGCGGACAGCCTGGACCTCGGCCTTAAAGTTCCTCCGCCGCGGGTCTTTGATGTACCGCGAGATCGCGTAGAAGTCCGCGATGTCGCCGTTCAACACGAGGGCGTCGACCCGGTCGCCCTGGAGTTGGTCGACCGCGGCCCGGAGCGCGACCTCGTCGTGGTAGGGGACATGAATGTCGGAGAGCACGCCCACGTTTCCCGTGACGCCCAGTTCGTGCGGCCCCCAGGCTTCGGCCTTCGACGGCGGCATGGCCGGAACCTGGCCCGCCTGCCGCTTGGCCCGTGGGTTGACGCCAGGCATCCTTCCACGCGCCCGCGCCCCGCAGATGCCGAACTGCCGGCGGATGCGGTTGTAGGCCGCGGCGAGCGTGATCGCGCCGTTCGCCTCGGCATGGAGGCGGCGGCCCAGCGTCTTCGCCGGGGCGTCCGGGTGAGCCTCGCACAGACGGCGGGCCATTTCGGTGATCGCGTCGCCGCCGACTTGTCCCTTTGGCATTCGTGCCTCCTTGCGTGCCTGGAAATGTGGCCCATGCGGGCCGTGAGTCAATCGAGCGGTCTAGTGGGCTCCTGGTGATCTGGTAGGCGTCAACCGAGTCACTCCCCGAGGTAGAACCGCTGCACCGCCCTGTAGCCGTCGCGGATCGCGTACTGCGCCTTGTGGCCGACGTCGTTCAGCCACTTCTGGCGAGCCCCGCATCCGCAGCCGCCAGGCTTTCCCTCGGTGCGGGTGAGCTGCTCCACCCGTTCCTTCGTGATGCCGACGGCAGTCAGTCCACGCTCCACGAGGTCGCCGATGGCGATCGGCTTCCACGCTGGATCGCGTCGCTTGTGTGGGTACGCGGGGTGGCTTGCGTCAACGAGCCAGCGGTCGCCGTCCTGCTCGACCACGCACGGCATCGCCTCCGCGAGCGTATAGCCACGCTGCTGGCACCGCGCTTCAAGGGTCTTTCGGTGGCAGCGGATCACGGCAGCACCGAGAATGTGAAGGTCGGCTTGCCAGGGTCTTGGCAAACAGCAGCCTCGCCCATGTATTGCCCCTCTGGGTCGTATGTGGCGGACCACCCCGCAGTAGGGCCAAACGTGCTAAATACGGCATCGCCTAGCTCAAGGCTGGTTGGAAGAAGGGTCTCTTCGTCACGCACGACACGGAGTATCGGATAGCACCACGAGCATTGTCGGTATCTGTTGTTCCCGTTGGCGCCGAACCCGACCATCCGCTCAATCGTGCCACACACAAAAGAACCGTCTTGAAACCAGCCCGGCTGATTGTTCCATTCCCATCCGCATGTATCAGTGCGCCCAATGCGGAGGGTGACGCTAGGCAAGGCGTGGTATTCAAAGCATCGTCCACCTACCGCCGCATGTTCATCCTTCCAGTCATCGCACCACTGCCCGGTGGTATCTATTACTTGTCCACCAATGGAAACTGACGAACTCCATCCACACTCACTACCGGCGTCCGCGCTGCTTGCAGAGAAGTCTCCCCAGGTGACTTCGGCGTAAAGGGCATTCATGTCTTCGGCCGAAATCCGTCTGCATGCGTCCACTTCGTCGTATTCGCCGCCGCCTTGAACGTGCGCCGTCGCGCCGTCTGTTGCGCTAGATGGCAAGCCGTTTGCCGTGAGGTCAATGTCGGAGCAATCCTGCACGTTCTCCGATGCTACGAAGTTGCCATAGGCCGCAGGGTACAAGTAACCGCCACCCAGCGGCAGATTCCCCTGCCCGCGTTGATGCAAATACAGGCCGACGAGCATTGGCTCATCCGGCCCGCGATACTGCACCAGCACGGCCTCGGCTTCTAGTGAGCAACTGTCGATGTTGGCGCATGTGTATCCGTAGATGCATGCGTCAGGCGAGACTGCTATCGGGAAGAACGGGTAGATTGACCAGTAATTGTATTTTCGCTTCACGACGATGGATCGGCCGTTGAACCTGTTGAGGCAACTCTCAAACACTTCGTGCGCCAGATAACCGTCGCCGCCTTCATCTACGTTGACCGCCGTGATCTGCCCAAACGTCTCGCTCTCTGGATCGTCATCAACCACACCAGACAGAACTGCCCCACTCCCGTTGCTGGGGGCAATGTTGGACGCGCTTGCGGCGACCTCCGCCACATACGGAGGAATCGACGCATCCTCGCGGTAGTAAACGCCTGCGGACGCTACGGTCGCCACGGAAGCCACGCCGTCGTCGTGGTAGTAGGAACCGCCGAAATAGGTGCCGTACTGCTCCAGCACGACTTCGTCGATTTCGCCGCTGTCCTTGTAGTATTCGCCGCCAGAGGTCACCGTCACCGATTCGATGGCACCGCTGGCATCCACGGCATCCACTGTCGCCTCGAAGGAACTGCTCCACTCCTGGGTGCCATCGGTCACAGACACATGCACGCCGTCGCCGACTTCGTAGTCCGCCCCACCGTCGGTGATCGTGATCGCATCCACGATCCAGACCGGCCGGCCGGAGGACGATCCCGTGCCGGTCGTGAGCGTGGCCGCCAGCACCGCCCCGCTGCCAACACTGCTGGCGACACTGACCTCGACGGTCGGAGCCAGGCGACCGGTGCGGATGTATCCATTGGCCGCCCCCACAGTCAGGTCGCGATCGGTGTCGCCGGTAACGGTCACCCCCTCACCGTCGGCGTAACCGCTGCCGCCTTCGGTGACCGTTACGGAGGCGGCCGCCCACGTCGCCGGCGTGCCTGGGTTCGGGTTGGTTGCCACCGTGAACGCGGCACCGGATCCGCCGTAGGAATTGACCGCGACCGCCAGCGTCGGCGCGCTCCTGGTGGTCTTGAGGGTGACTGTGGCGTCCTGTTCGGCCGTGTCGCCTTCGG